CGGGCACTGAATCGAAATATCCTTAGCTGTGACAATGGTTCCTCTTTCGACATCTCTACTCCAATACAAAGACTTACGCCGTTCGGTAGTGTAACTAAACTCACGAATGTCAGGCTTCTTCTCGCCTGTACCCATAGCTGAAGACAGGTCATCTACCTGCTTACGTAATAATTTCATCATTGGCGGCGTGAGACTGAAGGCATTATCCGTTCCCTTCCACCTCCTATTGTTGGTGTAGTGGTGTTCAAAGATTCTTCCTCCGAGGGCGAAGGCGGCAAGGGTTGGGTGTATTTCTGGGTCGTGAGTGGAAAGCCCGATACATGCGGTGGGGTATCTGTCTCTAATCGTTGTAATTGCCCTGAGATTGAGCACGTCGTGCGGGGCAGGGTAGATACAGGAGCACTGTAGAAGGGCGAACGAAGCCGTAGTCTTCTCCATCGTTTCAACAATTTCATCTACTTCTTTCTGGTTAGCACCGCCAGTGCTGATTATTAGGGGAAGCCCATGTGATGCTGCTGCTGTAATAAGCGGTAAGTTTGTTGCGTCACCGCTAGCAATCTTGATAGCCGGGACTCCCAGCCCTATAAGTAAATCTAAACTGCGAAAGTCAAAAGGAGTAGAGAAGGCTGTAACCCCGGCGTTCCGGCAGTAATCGAAAACATCCTTCCACTCTTCGGGAGACCACTCTAGTTTCTCTCGATGGATTCCATAGGTCTCATCCATCCACTGAATGTTGTCGGAAGTACGATAGTACTCAACGGGTGCATACAGCGACTTAGGGTTACGTGTTTGAAACTTGACTGCATTTACCCCAGAAGCCTTTGCTGAATCGACCATAGCTTCCAAGCGGGTCATATCACCAGCGTGGTTGTGCCCGATATCAGCGATGATGTACGCAGGCTGGTCGTCTGAAATAAGCGTGCCGTCAATGCTAAGACTCCTGTTCATAAATCAATGTCCTGTTCTCACCTGAACGGCGACTATCTTCTGCTTCTTCTCCGTAATAGCCATGTCTTTCCATTAGCTTTTTGATTTGTATTTCAGTGCGGTCGTCAGCGATTTCTATTACTAGGGACTTGATACTTCCTGCGCTAAGGATGCCTTGCATACCATCGAGCACATGGAACTCAGCCCCTTCTACGTCGATCTTTACATGGGTTGGAGGCTTGAACGCTGTCGCAGGGAGGGCATCCAAAGCCGCAGAGGGTAGGTAGACATCTTCTGACCCCTTGTACTGCTTTTCTGCGGACGCTAGCCCGTATCCCGGCAGGTTGATGTCATGCACTGAGAACGGTATCCAGCTTGTGAGATAGCTATTGGTAGCTGCAATGGGGTAGCAGTAGATCTTTTCACTAAGACTGTTGAGGTGGACGTTCGCTATTAATTCGGCATAGTTCACAGGCAAAGGCTCGAAGGCATACACCGCCGCTCCTCTAGCTCCTGCCATCAGGCTATAGCTACCGACATTTGCCCCGATGTCGTATAAGACATCCCCTGTAGAAAGGTCTTTCAACCAGTCGTAAGTCCACGGTTCTTTAGCTACAGGTATAGCTCGATAGCCCCTGAAGTCCCCACTTGCACGTATGTAAAGTAATCTCTCAGGGTCGTCGAGTATCCTGAGGGATGGATCTGAAGTCAAAAAAAGAGAGCCCTTCTTTTAGATAGGGGCGTCCCGAAGGACGCCCCGTACCTATTAGTCGATGTTTAGGAATACAAGTGCGTAGTCAGTAGTTACTGACACAACACCCATAACCACGCCAACTTCTTGTTCGTTTTCACCAGAACCATCACGGTCGAGCGCCATTACAGCACCGGCTGTGGTAGCACCAGCAACACGAATTGGTTCGCCTAATACAACTGTACCGCTAACAAGAACAGATGCCAGACCTTTAGTCTGAACCCATCCGTACGCACTTGCTGCAATAGCAGTTGCAGGAACGCCTACAGTCCTGTTTACGACTGTTGTTGGAGAAACAACAACACCGTTATAAGGGTTAGGAGCAAGACCACTAAGGGTAGAACTGGTTAGGGCTACAGCTACCTTATCGTTCTCGGCAAGGTCGATAGCACCTGAGCCAGAAGAGTCAATAGCATCGTGTCCTGCAATTCGGTAAACCTGACCCTCACCAGTGTCATCATTGGTAAAGATGTATCCATCTGCATAAAGGTCTTCAGCTGCTGCTGTACCTTCAAGCGTTACCGTAATTGACGATGAACCTACCGCAGCCGCAGCAGTTACAAGGTCCATGTCGTGATGTCCGGTAGGTGCTGCAGCTGCAACAATTTTACCTTGAGCTAAAGCAACTCCTCCGGCTTTGGCGTACTTGAACTCTCGTCCGTCTGGGAGTTCGAGAATGGTTCCGAGAGCATGGTACTTGTCAGTACCAGTCTTCTTCTCCATTCCGTAATCTGCGTATATTCTCGTAGAGAATGCCATTTTATTTTTCCTATTCTCGGGCTCTTACGTCCCGTCTTCGACCGATAATTTAGATAGCCTCGGTCTGAAGGCAACAGCTAGTGTGCGCTACCTACGTGAGCTTTCATTTGAGCAGCCCTTTGCTTAGGAGAGAAGGCTTTACCCCTCTTGTTCTTTTGCTTAGGTATGTACTCGCACTGCTCACATTGTAACGCTTGAGGCGGGGTAGAGACATCTTCCGTGACGGGCTCTGTCTCAGAGGAATCAACTACACCCGCCGCAAGCCGAATTGAATCGGATTCAGCGCGTTGTCGGCACCACTTACAGCCCATGTCAGGCTCTTGGCGCACGACACGAGTACCACCACCGACTAGATCGGCGACGTACTCGATGTTCTCGAATTTCTTTGCCAAACATTCTTCACCGGGAGACCAAGCAAAAAGCCCAATGCTGCCCTTACGAGCAAGGTATTGAAGCTCCGGGTTGTTAGGACCTGTATTTGGGTTAGCTATGTTTACTTTCATAAACACATCCCCAAGATGCTTGTCTGACAGTTGATCTTTGTGCAAGTACAACTTCATTTGGTGAGTATCAAGACCCACAAACTGAATGCCGTAACCTGCTCCGCCGATTGCCTGTTTGTTTTGAATATCGAGATTAACCATGCTGAGCCCTTACTAGGAGGCTGACGTAGATGGAACGCCCGCATCGTAAAGAAGGGGAGCGCCGTGCTTGTCATCCTGTTCAAACACGCCGTAGTCCGACGTGAAGTTGATTTCAGTACCCCGAGCCGAAGCGTCACGTTCTCGTTCAGTAGTCCAGCCTACGCTGGTGATACCGATGAGAGCGTCTCGCTGTGCGATAACACCGACCATGTCTCCTGAGGAGTCAATGTCGATGTTGCCGGACTCGAAAAGATCTACACCGTTGAAGCTGATCTTGAAGAATTTATTCAAGAGTCCTTCTTCACGGCGGTCGTTTACTTTCATGCTTGTACCAGAACCGATAGCGGTTGCTGATGCAGTCACGTTGTAAGCGGAGTGGGGGTGAGCCACTGCGTAGTCAGGGTTGAAAGGTTCACCCTGAAGCTCGCCTGAACTTGTTCGTCCGCCACCTCTAGAAGCTGCAATAGCTCCTGCAAAGTTAGCAAGCGAAAGAGTTGCAGCTGATGCACCGTAAGCGGTACCGCCATTCAAACCTGAATACAGTGCTTGAACGTCACGGTCTTGTTTACGTGCTCCAGCTTCACCGAACTGACGACCGACAATCGCGAAGATGTCAGTAGTGCCGTTCTGTCGAACGAGCTTGTCAGTAACAATAATCTTCGCACCCTTTTCAGAGGTCGTAAGATCAATAGACGTCAGACCGATTGCCTGCTCGTCGACCATGTCCTGACCATCTACCAACTCACTAATAGTGAACTGACCGACTTTAGGAACACGGACTGTGGAAGCGCCTTTGGGCAGAGTTACCTTGTCGATGAGCTGCCATGAAGGAGTGTTGTACTCCTGCACAGTACGAGCTGCATTGATGATGGTGTTCTGCACATTAGCGAGATTACCAGTTGTTGCATTTTGTGATGCCACGGGAGTACCTCGTTATCCCCCGAAAGACGAACGCCTCATAGCTGCATGTTCTGCTTCAGACCAGCTCCAAGCTGGTTTTTCACGAGCAGATGCAGTTAGAGAACTATCTGATGTCGGGGTATTAGTTGTTGATCTACCAGTACCCGGATTAGTATCCGGGGTTGATGACGGCACTTGATTGCTAGCAGAAGTCTTAGGCTTGCCAAGTCTTTCTGCAACAGCACCTATTGTGTCCCCAGCAGCCATAAACGCCTCATCTGAAGAAAGAGTTTCTCGCGTGACCATCCGGTGAAGAACAGCCATGTCTGAATCTTCTAGGCTTAATTCACTCTTCATGGCATCGAACCATTGGGTCATAAGAACGCCCCTTTGTTCAAAACCTTGCTGAGCTGTTTGATTACGAAGCTGTTGAATCTCAGCGCGCTGCGCGAGTTGTTCGCGAACAGCGTCTGTATTAGCTTTGTCTCGGACGTAGCGTTTAGCCCCGTCTTCGCCTATTTCTTCTGCGAGTTGTCGCTCTTGCAGTTGAAGGCTAGCTTCAATTTCAGCTTCAAGCGTATGCTTTTGAGCTTGCTCTTCCGCTAGTCGTTTTGACTTCTCTGCTTCAGCTACTCGTTTATCTGCTGCGGACTGGATACCAGCCATGCGTTTAGTAATGAGGTCATTAATCCTGCTCTCATCAGCGCTCGGTTCAGTATCAAGTGTCGTCGCTTTCTCAACTTCAATTCCCCCGCCATCATCACTAGGAATTCCTGTGTCGACGGATGCCTCTTCAGTAGTCGGCTTCACTTCAGACCCAAGTACGACATCAGCTTCTAAATCAAGCTGATCTTGGGACGTTGTGTCTTCAATTACTAAAGGCTGCATTCCGTCATCACCCGAAATATCGGTGGATGGGTCAGCCGAAATGTCTGTATTTGAGTTAACCATAATATGTTGAGCCCTACCTTATGCGGTATAGAGTATACATAGATACCCCTATATGTTGTTATCTACGCAAGTGCTCAAACGGATCTGCATTTCCGCTTGAAGCACCTACTGGCGTCTTGCCTTTATTCTTATTTCCCTCAAGCTGTACTTGACGCCATTTTGGGCGTTTTAGATTTGATCTTCCTGCTCCTCCAAGTTTTTCAGACATTACAAGATAGTCGAATGCTTCGTCTAGCTGTCTTAGTGTGGCGTCATCTTCACGGAAGAATTCATAAGCAGCTTCAATAGTGCTAGACCTAACAAAGCCCCAGTTGTACTGCCCTTTAATAGCAGCTTCAACCTTACGAATTTCGTGCTCAGCTTCAAGTCGCTTGCGCTCTGGGCTGCCTTCAGGCAGGCTTTCATATTTTTCTACTAGCAGTTTAGTGTTCATAGCCTTTACGTTCTGACCTACTGCCTGTGCCAAAAGCGCTCCTGAACTCAGCCTGTCTTCTCCCGGTAATGTGTACGATGACATATTGAATGCGCCGGGTGCAAATTTGCGAGTTGCAGCAATAGTTTGCAAGCCTGAAATAGGAAAAGCTATATCCTGAACGAACTGAGAAACCCTCTGTAAAGGAGTGCCAAACGGAACACCGCTAAACGTTGTACCTTTTATTTGATTAAGGACGGCTCTAGGGAGCGTATGGAAACGAGAGGTTAAAGATTGCTCCGGGCTAAGCAACCACTTAAACGCTGTGTCTTGCTGCCCTACAAGATCAAGATACAGGTCAGTACCGCCACGCCCTTGCCCCCATTCTGCGGGAACTTTAGGGGAAAGGAATCCATTGTTGTATCCGATCTGATCAAAGGTAGCGTACGGGTCTTGGTTAGTAACAGGGTAGTGCTTATCCATGCCAAGCCAACTGCCATTTTTGAATCTCTCCGCAGGATTATCACCCTCCCCTGTTGCGTATTTATTTATGACGTTTGCTGCAAAGGTAAGAGTCACGAACATCCCAAGGATATGCTCAGCATGAATACCCATGTGAGGGCTCATAACAAGCTTCCTTTTGCTTGATCGAGGTTTGTGCAAAGATTTTATTCCCGGTAAAGGGATTCCACCCTGATGCTCCGCCCGGGTTGACCTCATAGGGTTCTGCATTTCTCGAGCTTCCCTATGCTTAACACGAGGGATAACTCCTCTAAAAGCTTGCCGCATTAAGGACTCGGTCTCACCAGAGGAAAAGGCTGCAAGCTGAACTAGCTGCTGAAACTCAGGGGCTCTATCCTTGAGGAACGTCTGCCAGTTATTAAGGGCTGAGAAGATCATGTTTGCGTTCTCAGCTACAGCAGCTCCTACCTGTGCTTCTGTCCATTTTGGGTGGTTTCTTCTCATTGCAGGCAATATAAAGTTCTCGATAGCGTACTTCATAAGTACTGAATACACACCATCGAATAGACCCTTAACAAAAAAATCTTGCAGCTTCTCCGCAGCACGGATCATTGTCTTGGCTGCGCCTATAGGAGCTCCCGGGTAAAGCCAGACCTTCTTCATTGTTCCGTCAGCCTGTTTCTCCATCCTTGGCTGCAGTACCTTTATAACATCTGCTCGCATCTCTTCAGCAAGAACAGAGTAGTCACCGTGAACATTGAGCCCGTCTCGTTGAACTAAGTTCTCCCATGTAAGCGGGTAGTCTTTATTGATTCTCGTTGGCGAGATCATAAAGTCACTATTACCCTCACGAGCTGAGTTGAAGAACTGAACCTTAAACAAATCGACCATCGCAGACGGAAGCTTCAGCGGACCGGGAAGCCTACCTGTTGGAATTGAAAGCCTGTCTAGCGACTGACCCCCAACCATGTCAGGCAACTTCAACCCGTGTAAGCCAAACCTGTCGCTACCACCACGCTTTAAAGGGCTGTACAAAGCTGTTGGAGTAAAAAGGGCACCGCTTGTCCTTGTAAGCATGTCTGCGTGCTGGAAGCCAGAAGCTACTAACTTCAGAAGCTTAGATGTCGTACTCCACTCTCTGATGCTTTTATTGAATAGCACAGGGTCGCTGAACAGCGTGTCAGGAGAAGTCCAAACCTGTTCCATCCAGTTAGCCATATTAGTAGGAACGTGTATTACAGGCATGTCTGGGGTGCCGAGTTCTACTGACCCTTTTCTGCCGTTCATAAGCGGTATGCCTGAAGGAACTGCCCATCTAGGGTCGCCACCCTTAGCGCTAGTATTATCCATCAGACCTCTTTCGCCTAAGCGAAGCAGGAACCTTATAGATTCACGATACTCAACACCAGCCATACGACGATGTGCTGCCATTTTGTATGGGTCCCACATAGCAGGACGGAACTTAAACTTATCTACCATCTCGTCAAAAGTACGAGCGTTCCGTGAGTGCTCCATCGTAGTGTCGAAGCCGGGGCGAGGGTCTTTAGATGAGCCTGAAGTCTTCCACATCTTATGAAGCGTCTCGCCCTCAGGCTGGTCAAAGTACCTCCAAATCCTGTTGAAGTAATGCGGGTGCGCCATAAACCGTGAAGCCATCTGCTCCATGTCTATCTTGAACTGGGCAGCGTTCTTTGCGGCACCATATGAAAGGAACGTAAACATATCGTTCTCTTCTTTGTAAACCCAGTTGCGCTTCAGGTCGTAGTAGATTTCCTGCATCTCAGGAGACAAAGTGTTTAAGTGCTTGTCAGGATCGTGCAATGCACGAAACAGTGGCAAGGCATTCTCTTCATTCCATGTCTTTATCCCACGAGCCTTAGCAAATTTCTCCCCTGCTCTTACGCCTGCTGAAATAGCCGCAGACTCGTAAGTACGAGCAGCTGCAAATAACCTTTGAGCATCCTGCCCTATCGGTTCCCACGTGTTAATTTCCGTGGCGTCTGACATAGCGTTCTCTGAGGCTCTAGCTCTAGGGGTTGGGTCGCTAGGGTCCCAGCCTGTAAAAGTACCGGGAGGGGGGTCTCCTCCCATTAAATCTTCTAGACTTTCTCCGTCAATAATCCTACGAGCGAGCTTGTCGTTTTCCATCTGTGCGATGATAGCGTCATCAGTTGAACTCGGGCGGTTCCAGTTGTTTATTGCATCCTGAACACGCTCTGCTTCATCGCCTGTGATAACAGACCGGTTGAAATATCGGTCGACTTGCTTCCGATTGATACTTTGAGAAGCCCCTCTACCTTTTTTAGAGCCGGTTACACGCTCTCCTCTTAGCACGTCAGCATCTGTCTGTCGGAAGATTTCGTCTGCTACTTCCATGATCTGTCGTCGAGACTGCTTATTAACTCTATCCTTTGCGGATAAACTTAAAACTTCCCCAGCAGGAGACAAAGCCTCGATAAGAATTTCATATTCGTTCCTGCCAATTTTCCCTAACTTGTCAGGGTTTAGCTGGTAGCCACGACCGCTCATCTCAAAAAGAGGCTTACCAGTACTAGTAGCGCCTTTGCTTTTCGTCATTGTGACGTTTGCCATAGGGCTGCCATCATCTGCAAAGACTTGGAAGTTATGAGTTCCCTTTTGGGTAAGCTCTGCTGCTTCTCGAATAGTCAGCTCTCGACCTTCGTGCCTTACAAACGATATAAGCTCTGCATCGCTAAAGGAATCTGCGCTGGCTGCCGAGTCTACTCGGGCAACCCGAACACTCTGGTCGAAACCAGTAGCTTTCAGTATCCTTTGAACCACCTCTTCTTGCCTGTGTGAAAGAGGGTACTTATCTAAAGCATCCCGAAGACGCCTAGCATCTGATGCGTTTATTGTTCGGAAGAACTTACCGAAGATAGGAGCAAGGGAGCGTATGCGTGGGTCATCGCTAGAGTCAAAAGTAGCTCGCAATCTGCGCGCTTCATGCCCGGCAGGACCGACAATATTAGAAACGGGACCGTCCACTACCCCAGAGTTAAGAACTTCTCGAACACGAGCTTCTTCTACCTGCCTATTAATAGCACGGTCTATCGGGTCTTTTATATCTGCAATGTTCTCGTCACGAAGAACTTTCTTGCGGCTAGGAGATTCGTCGAGGAACTTCTCAGTGTTCTCTGCAAGGATTTGCTCGGGAGGCACTGCAGTTTCCTTAGCAGCAGCCGCCCTAGCGGGAGCTTCACGAGCTAGGCTGGTGTACTTGTACGTGCCATCATAGCGCAGAGGATATTCAGCGAAATCAGCCTCGTCGAAGCCTTCTTCAAAATCTGAAAGCGTTTCACCAATACCTTCTAGAAGGTCTTCTTCCTGCTGTGTTCTGTTAGGAATAGCATCAAGCTCGTCGTACTTCTGATCTAAGAACCTCTGTGAAAACTTCTTGTGTAGTTCATTATTTTGAATAGAACCTTCAAGCTCTTTTATTAGATCGCCCCGAGCGGGAGCAAGACCCTTTGTATCTAACGTCTTGAACTTACCTTTAGGAATAATTACATCTCGACCGTCAGCGAATAGTTCGTTCATCGCCTCAGGAAGAAGGTCTCCTGCTGCGTCCTTGTCTATCTCGAATACAGTACCGTCGTACTGTCTGATGGCAGCTAAGGACTTGTCGTC